TCCCCCGGTAACGGTTTGGCAACGTTCCTCCCACTCCACTACCATGGATGGCACTCCCCTGTCAAGGGGTACCACGCAAATTAGTTTTGTCAAGTTCATTCCTTGCATGCATAGGTCCTTTCTTTTGTCAAGCGGATTGGGGATGCCGGCATGGTCACGATGGGGTAACGATAAGAGCCACCCATCATGATGTGATGGGCGGCTCTTATTTGGTTTATGCGCTGGTGTCGAATGCTGTTAGTGCGGTGTTGGCCCATATCGCACTGCCGGATTCTGGTGTTGCTTTGGTGGGGTGTATTCCGTCTGCTTGGACGAGTGCGGGGTTTGTGCCAAATGCTTTGAATGCGTCAACAATTCCGTTGCGGCGTCTGTTGGATATTGCTTTGATGGTTTGCTGTCTTGCTGCGTGTGCGTCTATTCCTGTTGCTGGTGTGTATTTGGGGTTTTGGGTGGTGACGATGAGTGATGCTAGTGGGTGTAGCGTTTGTACGGCGTCCATCCATGCCTCGTATTTGAGTCGGAATGCTTCACCTATTATCCAGTTTTCGTTGTGCGAGTCGCTGAATATGATTGCGGTTTGTCCGTAGTTTGGGTGGAGTTTTGGGAGCCGTGTGGCGTCGTTGAGGTATGTGAGGGATGCTCCAGGGTGTGACCCGTTCACGATGGTTAATACTGGTGATCCGTGGAATGTGTAGGATGTGTCATCCCGTACCTGCCACAGATCTGGAAGAATGGGATTGCGGATTGGACCGTTGATTCCTTCCCTGATTTGAACCTCATACAGCTTTCCAATTGTGAGGAATGCGTTTTGGGAGTATCCGCCAAGCTCCCATGGAATGGTGGCAGGTTCGAAGATGGATGTTACACCGGCCGTGGTTTGTGTTGCACCTAGTTGTGTCCAGGTAATGCCGTCCGGTGATGTGTAGAACATGACGGAGTTCCCAGCCGCGCCGTTGTCTACGTCCAGTGTTGCACGCACCCATTTCATGGTTCCGTCTGCCGCCCCTACTGCAACACCACTGTTTTTGGTGATGAGCGTTGTTCCGTCTGCGGTCCATTCAAAGTAGATGTATCCGTTGGTGTGGATGTACATTCTCCATCCACGGTTTCCGGCACCGCTGAATCGGCCAACGAGCGTGTTGGACGCGGCGGGGGTCCAGTCATCCAGCGCCACTTTGACACGAACATCAATGTCACCACTGATTTGCTTTGTTGCTGTGGCGTCCACGATAAGGGTTTTGGTGAGGTTGACGTATCGTTCACCCAATGGGCCTAGCTGTTCAATGACTGGTGCTTGATATGCCTGTGTGGCGTCATCCCAGACGCGGTGTGAGACTGTGTAGTTGGGGTAGCGGGATGCTAGTCCGCGTGCCATGAGGGACACCCATTCTGCCGTAGCGCCTGTTTCGTTTCCGGTGGAGTCTCCACTTACACCCAGTGCGGTTGTGCGTCCGTTGTCCAGTGCTGCTTTCAGTGCGCTGAATGTTGTTTTCCCGTAAATGGGTGTGAGCGCTGCTTTTACAGGGCTTCCGTTGTGTGTGAGTTCATCAACGAGATTGCCGTCCATGAGTTCATCAAGGACTTCCCGCGATAAAGGCATGGGGCGGGGGTCTTTTGCGAAGGGTGTCATGCTGCTTTGTCCTTTGGTGTGTGTTTGGGGCACAGGTAGAATGCCTGTGGTTCATCGGGGTTGTCTACGCGGACGAGTGTTGCACATTCATGACAGGGTGCTGTCCAGATGATTTTAACCATTTACCCACGGCACCTTTCCGGCGATTGCTATGAGGACTGCGGCACCGGCTATGTAGGGGCCGATGATTGCTGCCATGCGTGCCCCTCCCCCGTCGCGTCGTGATTCCAGTGCTTGGATGCGGCGCTCATGGTCTCCGATGACTTGGTTTACTTTTTCTGTGAGCACCGCTATTTGCACTTCAAGATTGACGTTGGGGATTTGCACCGTGTCAGGCTGTGTTGCCTGTGCAGTGGTGGGCGTCATTTAGTCGCTCACTTTCGCGAAGGCGATTCCGTTGGTGACTCCCAGGAAGACACCGAACCATGACACCCACATTGGCACGGTGTCGGCTTCCAGGATTCCATATGCAATGAGTAGTGGCGCGGATGCTACCCCGACGCCGTAGAGCCATAGGCGTATTGCGCGGAATGATGGAAGTTTTGTTTTTTCTGCATGGTCCCCCATGTTTGTCCTCCCAGACTTTTACCGTTTGAATATTTCTGTGAATGCGTTGCGTGATTTTGCTGTGTCGAATCTTGTGTTTCCGTGACGCCATGCTGTTCTTAGAACTTGCATCATTCGATCGTTGTAGGTGATGAATGTTTTATTAGTGTCGTGGTTTGATTCGACCATTGTCAAGATGGACTCAATTTTGGGCCGTTTTTCCTGGATGAAGAACAGGTTATTTGTCCAACTGTTCCAGACTGAAAATGTACCATGCTTGGTTTCGATGGTGTAAATGTAGGTGGCATCACTGGTCTTGCTGCCCAACAGATTTTCGCCATTGTCTTTGAATTCGTTGGCGACTGCGTAGTCTGCGTAGTCCGTCCCGGCAATGAATTTACCGAACTTGGTTTGGTAGACCTCACTGGTGAAGTCTTTTGCATCAACGAAATGGCAGAGTCCGAATCCATCCCCGAAGGTGAACAACTCCCCTGTTTCGTCCGGCTTGATGTTGTACGCCAGGAAATAGGGGTTCATGATGGAGACGGAGTTGGCAAGGAAGAATACGCGGGTTTTGTCTTTCCACCTGTCCACCGTGGAATAAAAGTTCTGGAAAGCCTCCGCTTCGTTGGGGAGGTAATGGACCGCACCCTTTTCAATGATGAATTCGTCAAAGATGATGGTCTTGACCAAGGGGAAGGAAACAGACTTCATGGACTGTGCACGCGATAGCGGGATGAAATAGCCAATTGTTTTCCACTCACGCTTTTTCTCATCACGCGTGGAGAGTGGCGCGATTTCGGCCAACCATCCGTTAGTGCGGAAATCCCAGTCAGGGAATTCATCTTCAATGTCAGCGAAGAATGTTTTAGCGCTGGTCTGCAATTCTTCCTTATAGCGGCGCATGTAAATGAACTGCTCCACAGGCTCTTTCGCCTGGAGGGATTTCACAGCTTTTTTCAGCGCTTTCAACTTTGCCCCGTAAGTTTTACCAACACCACGCATACCTACCAGAAAATTAAAGTATGCGTTGTATGAGTATATTTTATCAAAATTGTAGTAGCTTTTGGGTTGTGTGGCTGTAGTTGTCATTAGAATGTTACTCCATTTGCGGCGAATACTGGGGCAGGATCAATAGGGTTTCCGTATGGGGGTGCCCATGGATCATCAATTGCACCCTCATATAGTTCAATGTGGCAATGTCTACCGGAAACATTACCAGTGGCACCCTCAATCCCTATCTTTGAGCCCTTTGTCACGGTTTGCCCCACACTGACAACCAAGGATGCGTATTGCATGTGGTTGAAACTGAAGGTGTAGGCGTTGTCTGTGGTGTGCGCCTTCACACAGGTTCCGGTGGTCCAATTCCAGTTATCGGCCGCAACGGTTATTACCATGTCCGCTGGGGCGTAGATGGTTGCCGGTGGACCACCAGCCGGTGACGCCAAGTCAATGCCGTAATGGAATGAGCCTGTGACCCCTCCCCCGATGCTGGCGTCACGCGGACCATAGGGAGAGGTCATGACACCATCGGGCATGGGGTCCACCCATGCCCCTCCCCCGGTGGGAGGATTGTCCGTTGGGTCTGTTGGGCTGGTAAGTTCACCGGCACGTGGGAGGTAGCGTCCGCGCCCGTCCGGGTAGGCTTGGATGGTTTGCCCGTCTTTGTAGTGGATGTGCAGGTTTCCACCCACTGTTTCGATGTAGACCAGGTTGCCGGTGAAGTTTGCTCCCCCGTTGCCAACACCTGTGATGGGGTCGCCTTCTGTTCCGTCCGGATCATCAATGCCTGTCACATCCCCGGCAATGATCAAATCGCGTGCTTCGGTGTAGCGCGGCTCATAATCACCTAGTACAGGGTCCAACAGCACAGCGTCATAAAAGTCTGCCAGGCTGGCGTGTGGGCCGGTTACAGCCAACACATCCAGCGCCGATGCCGGGGATTGGTGGTAAGCGGTGAAAAACAGGATCATCATGTCCGTGTCGGCGTCGGGGTCCACACCCTCCCCCACTGCCACGTCTTTATACACATCCAGGTCTTTGATGAGTTGGTCTATCTGGATTGCTGCGCACGCAATCAGCACAGGTTCAAGGCTGGTGCCCTCATCGGTGGTGAGATAGCGCGTGTTCCAAAAGGTGTCATTGGGAGGGATGGAGCCAAGCTGATTGTTGAGGGATGCAACAACACCTGTCCAATGGGTTGTGGCTTTCATGCGCGACAGGATAGCGGCGGCACGTGTCCCGAACCATTGGGCAATGCCAACAGTGATGGGATCGCTGTAATTGATCGAATCGTATTGGAGGCTTGATTCAACAGTCCCAATTACTTTTGCCGCCAATTTCTTGGCTGTATCGTCATACGTCATGTAATTACATTACCCGTCATTTTGCGTAGTTGATAAATGAAACAAGTATGCCCCGCATTCACCATGCGGGGCATACTGTCAGGCTGTTCCGGAATAAATCAAGAGGAATCCGATGGGGTTTTGTGCATCATCGTAGACCTGTACTTTTCGTGCCAGGGTTCCTGGCGTGGTTGCTGTGGTGGATTTGGCTGTGCCAAGATTCCCGTTGAGGATCACCATTCCATTGCTGGCAATGGTCATGGCAAGGTTTCCTTCGTTGGTGAATGTCACACCAAAATCAGCACCACCCTGTGTACCGTTCCGCTTCATGGTGAACAGGCGTGTTCCGTCTGCGTAAGACAATTCAATGGAGGGTGCAAGGTATTTCTTCACCAACAGGTTTCCACGGTGCACCTTTTGAGCGGCACTGATAAGTGTTTCATCATGGATTTTGTATCCGGTGGATGCAATACCAACAGTGCTGGGTTCCGCCAGGTATTCGACTACCAGGTTCGCGGGAATGTCCGAGCCGATGAAACGCAAATCCACCTGTTCCGGAATGGCGTTGGTGGTGATCCATCCACCCAATACTCTGACACCGAGACTCGCTGCTTTGTGGTCGATGAAGTGGGGGCCGTAGCCAACAATGTTGTTCCGTGTGGAACCGTACACGTTGCCAACCAACTGCAAGTCCTGTGTGGATGCATTCACCACAATAGCGGGACCCTTTGGCTCCAGGAAGCACTTTTCAATGGTGGTGGAACGGTTGGTGCCATTGAATACAATGCCAGGGCCAACAGCGTTGGTGATTTCGGTGTTGTGGAACTTGTTGTCCAGTGAACCAAATCCACTGGCGGACAGAATGTTCACAGCACCAGTAGTGCCCTTGAAGAAACACGTTTCAAAGAGATTGGAGTTGCACCAATTCAATCCAGCAAGGCGCAAACCGTAACCGTTGGTGCTGATTGCCACGCAACGATCAAACACATTCCACAACGGACCAATGATCCCAATGTCACCACAAATCAGGGCATCCCCTGTGGCATCCATGATGTACAAATCAGAGTAGTAGCTGTTGACAGAGTAGCTAACCCGCAAACCCGTCTGCACATTCTCAAAGCGGATGTTGTGAATACCGGAATGCACGTTAGCGAGCGGGGAAACGTCGGACTGATTGAACGCAATGTTCGTTCCGTCGCCACGGATAATAGTCCCGTCTTGATTCTGGTATCCGGACATGACGCCACGGATGGTGACACCGGAAATGTTCACTTCACCGCTGGACAGCCACACACCGGCAGGGATGAACACTTCACGCTTGGACGCGCGAGCCTCATCCATGGCAGCGTTGAATTTCACGGTGTTGTCAAAGAAACCTCCGGGACGTGCCCCGAATTCCTTCACCACATCAATGACTGGGGGTTTGTTGAGGGTGCGAATCATCCAGTTGCCCGTGCCATCGGGCACCAACTCGATTTCGGTCATTACGCCCGGTGTTGGATCAATGCCAGCGGAGCCGATGATTTCACTGTCAAAAGTGACAGCGTGACCGCCTGTGGAGTCCTGCGTGAACTGGAAACGGATAGGGTGCTCATCCGGCCATACAGGGTCCACAGTCAGCACGTAATCCGCTGCCAACTCGACACGGTGCATGGATTCCGGGCCAACACGGTTATTGATCTGCATGACCGCTTCATTGATCTGATCAACAAAGGCAAGGTAGTTGGTTTCGGTGTTGGTCACACCTTCCTGGAATTCGTCAAGGATGCGTTGCATTTCCTCATTGAATTCCGGGCGCAACGAATCGTTGATGTAGACGCGGAGTTTTTCAAGCATCCCCATATGGGATAGCTGGTCACGGTAGGTGAACGGCTGGATGTTGTTGAGTGGACCAATATTAAAGGGAATACCCGTAGTAACCGACATATCGCGGCAACCTTCCGTTAGTTGTGTAATCGTCTTGTGTCATGAAAATGCCCATAAACAACGGTTCAAGTTGTGCTATCACATCCATGTCCGTGTTTACGAAAGTAGCACGCCATTCTGCAATAAGGACTGCCGGGTTTCCCTGGTAACCGGTTGTTTCAGAATCCACATTACCCGAATTGGTGGAATTCTGTGATTCCGTGGTGGTAGCCTCCGCTGTGGTCCCGGAAACATTGTCCTGCGCATTCTCCGCGTAGTCACCATTACCGGACAACATCACCTGCGGAAGGGTGGACGCCACAGCACGCGACTTGGCATCACTGCTGCTGTTATTCGTTCCCTCACCCGTCACAGCCCCAGTGGCTTCGGAATTGGTGGCCGTCCGATAATTGATCGTGAGCAACGGGTCAATGGTTTTCTGCGACGCCAGATAATGTTGGTTCCAGTACGGCATGATCTCATGCATTTTCCGGCGCAACTGCAAACGGAAATGACCGATGCTTTCCTGTCCTATTTCGCGGGTGTAGAAGTGTTGAATGATTTTGTCATTCAAATGCGCCCGATAGGTTTCATCAAAAATGGGGTAATCATCCAAACCAATATTGGTGACACCCTCCAAATCAATAACCTCCCAAAGTTCCATCGTAAAGTCTGCCATTACGCTGCACCCTTTCCACTGTCAGCACTGTCCGAACTGCTTTCATCTCCCACGATGTGCAATCCGCTGTCCGCGTCGGACGGGATGGCTGTGTCGATCATGTCGTCGAATTTTACGTTGATGTTGAGGTTGAACATTTTGTTGATTTTCTTGACAGCCATTTTCCGGGCTTTCAGGTGGATGTTCCGTGAAGCCTGTACTTGCTCATCGTTGGCCGATACTTCATCGGACACTAGGCGCTCTTTCTTGTCCTGATTGGCGTTGTTCAAACCAAGCAAACCCATGCATTCATTCCACAGCTTCGCTTTGGCTTCCAACAGCTTCGGGAGGGATTCAGGCATTGCACCCGTATCAAGTGCCTGGATAGCGCCGGAATCAATGGCGTTGTTGACACCGAAAATGAACGGTGCTCCTTCCTCCACCTGGCGGAACAAGTTCACCCACGTAAGCCGCTGCGATTCATCCACGGTCACCATTTTGGAGACACGCAGATTCTTGGCAGTCATCTCAATAGTCCGGTCAAGGTTCGCCAGTTTGTAAGCGTACAGGTTCACAATGTCCGTATCAGGGGTGCGAAGAGCGTTCCCGTAAATGGGCACACATTCTTCATCAGTGAACGTGAGTGAGGCAAGTTGTGCACCCATGACGGTCCATTCCGTAGGGTTGTCATACCAATTCACCTGTGACGTTCCGGCAGCATGAGCAACCATGTATTTGTCATTGTCAGGGTGCTTGAAGAAAACCACCACACCATTGAAAGACAAATGAAGCTCAAGCCAGCGCAGGGCATCCAAATCAATTTCTTCTGGCATGTTCTCCCATTTGAACCTGTTCACACAAAGCTCGGTCAAATGGCGCTGATACATGCGCTCCGTAAGAACCTGCTGATTAACCAACGCATTATTGGCCTTACGCAACCTCCCCGGCTTGTAATTGCTGTACACCAAATCCGCTTTCTTACTAGCCGCCATTACAGTGTGATTCCTTCCAGTGGCGCGTTATCGGCAATGTCAATTGTCCCAATTTTAACTGGGTCTCTCCAAACGGTAACACCCTTTTCAAAAATTCCACGCATGGTTTGTTTGAAATGTTCCGGATACGGGGCATTCACAATGTAGGTTTCCCGAAGCTTCCAATACGTGAAGTTTTCCATCACGCGAATATCACCCGGCATCTGGGCGAATTGGTTCACCTGGTATCCGTACCGGAGCCAGTATTCACCTACGGCACGCATGGATGACTTTTGAAGCATTTTCACCTTCACGTCATACCCCCATTTGTAAACGGAGAGGTTGAATGCTTCACCGCCTACCTGGCCGCTGGTGGTTGGCTGGATAAGGCGTGCATCCTGAATCTTGGCCTGAATGCTGGCAATGGTGTTTTCGTAGTCTCCCTTGGAGGAAAACTCTGCGTAGTCCATGTTGCTATCCCGGACGTAGCCAGCGTTTTTGTTTTGCGCCTGATTGGCGCGCGCCGATGCCGTATTGGATATAGCAGTTGACTGCATGTTCTGGTTGGTCTGAATCGCGTAATTCGCAATGGACCGACCAACACCTGTTACAGCACTGACAGGACTTCCACCGGACGCGGCACCAATCACAGAGCCAACACCATTCATGACAGCGTTTGACGCTGCGGTGTCATTCGCCAATGTCATTTGCTGCTGTGCTGCGGTGATGCCAATCTGATTGACCTTTTGGGAGGTGTCAATTCCACTACCAGCTTGGTTGTACTGATTCACGGCACCGGCCAATGCACGCTGTTGGGTCCACTCTGCGGACTGGTGTTGGTAGGCAATGCTGTTGGTGTTGGATGCCATGAATGAAATGTAGGCATTATTGACCAGGGAGAATGTGGGGAAGTTGTAAATGCCTGTGGAAATGTCCAGGAATTCCCCAGCGTCGTGGAAGTCGCCATTCTCGTCAATCATGTCTGCCCATGTGGGATCGTACTCCCCCGCTGCGTTGTAACGGTATGGGACAAAGGCAAGGCGTGGTGATGGTGGTGCGAAGTGGGGGAATTCCACCACAATGGCGTCTGGGTTTGCCCATGATTCCGGTTTGAGCAAAAGCGGCGTGGCTGTGTAGGACGTCATTTCCAGTGCGGTGTACGGGTACACCTTGAACTTATCAAGGTGCTGGTAGCGCTCCGGGATGGATTCATCCAATCCATCCCGCCAGTTTTCCTTGAGCTTGACAGGGAACGTGTTGAACATTGTTCCCTTCAATTCCTTGATGGTGATTGCACCTACGGTGTGTTCATCATAATCAAGGGCATAATCCACGTTCTGTGGAATTGCCATGATGGAAATAATACCCTGTGTCACCCATGGCATTGTCTGGAAGGAAAACAGGAATTCCTTGAAATGTGTGATGTTGTCAAACAGGTAAAGACTTGCACCATTCGGCAAATTCTCAAACGATGAGCCTTCCGCTGATTGCAGGTTGGGTTCCTTCACGGTTCCCGGCGCTGCTGTCAGGGAAGTGGTGGACGTGACCAGGATGGAATAATCTTCACCCTTGGCAGATGCAATGTGCCGCTTCCATTGGTCCACTACCTGATATTCACCACCAATGTCCAAGCCTTCGGGGATGGTTAGGAATTCACGCCCGTAATCCTGGAATTGGTTTTCATTGGCAATACCAATATGGCCGCGTTCGATATAGCAGTTACCCAGATAGGTTTCGTAGACGTAGGTTTGCCACACGTCCAATTGCAGAGTCAACTCGGTGGTGTTGGGGGTCAACATTTCCATGCTGTTGATGAAGTAATAGAACGTCCGGGGAATATCCCCCGTCACCGGCATTGCCGGATTAGTGACCTTCAAGTAGTTGTAACGGTTTGCCGCGTTGAAAGGAATGTCAATCCGTACCGGTTGCCCCATGCGCAGATACGTCATGTTGTTAATGGGCAGCTTCGGGCCGGAAAGATTCTCCAAGTAATTGTTCAAACCGGCTTGGTTATCGAACTTCACCACATCCCGGTAATCAGCATTCCACGGAACATTGTGAAGCGTGATGTAACTCCCTGCGGTCCAGGAAGAATAACTGAATTCATAACCAGCCGAAGACACCGATTCCGGCACCTGTGTAATCTCATTCATGGAAAGTCCTTTTAACGTGGCAATGGGTCCGGTATGAACCATACCGGACCCATTGCAATTTTGCTAATTATTTGACGATTGCCTTTTTCAGGTCGGCAATATCCTGTCGGATAAGAACGTCATTGGTGTTGATGAGTCCGGGAATGGACAATCCGCCGATGATGGACGAATTCTTTCCGTCGTTGCGGAATACAGCGTCATGCATGGCATCCACCTTTTTACCCCATGCCTCCATTTTTGCCCACTGTTCTGGTGTCACGTCATTACCCTGTTCTGTTGGTTGTTCATCATAAGCGCGTGCTTCATCATCCAAGCGTGCCAAATTCCACACACCAGGGCAAGCCGTAGTTGTCCAATGGTTGTGGGGGATCAAAGGCAGGTCGCCATAAATGCCCCGCAACATGTGAATGTAGGCACCAGCCGTCCGATAATCCGCGTCCGTTGCTTCGGGACGCAATTCAAGACCAATGCTGGTGGCAGAGCCGTAAGCGTTGCCAGCGTGCCATGCCGCATTTTCAGGGGAGACAATGGATGTTGCACGTCCACCCTGAATGATCGCATGTGCAGATGATTGGCGCGGGTTTGCGCTGGCAAGGTATGCAACTACAGCGTCAAAATCCTGTCCCAGATTTCCCCAGTGATGGATGGTGATTGAACTGATAATGCGTTGATATCCGAATGCTGTGGGACAATTAGCCGCCAACGTGTAATTGGCCGCGTTAATGGACTCATCAACAACTGTTCCATCCGCTAAAACTGTCATTCTCACTCCCTTCAAAATTGGTAAAAGAAAACCCCACCACACAAAGTGGTGGGGTTTTCCCAAGAGCGCCACATGCCCTTTCGTGAATTTACCCCGGCTGGTCCATCCACAAAAGGAACATTAGCACGATTGTGTTAATTCACGGTAACCGTGTAGGTGGGATCACCCGGCGACGTGGGCGAGTACACCGTGAAGCTGTCGCCAGCTTCGTTGAGGGTAATTACCACATCTGCTGTATCGGGACCGCTCACAACGATCTCATCCAGTGTGGTGGTGCCACCAGGGACAACGACGGTGTACGCAAACGTACCCGGTGCGAATGCCGGGGAAACAGCGACACCCTCAACAGTGATGCCCGTCACAAGAGCGGATTCTGGGTAATCCGTATCCAGGTCACCTGTCACGGTCAACACCAGAGTGTCAGTCTTCCCATCCTTCTGCGGGTCCTCCGGATCAATCCACGTGGTTGTGGCGCGTGCCGTAATCGTGGTGGACTGCTCATCCGGACCAACGTGAAGCACACCAGCCTGTGTGATGTACGTCCGAATGGATTCATGGCCGGTAACGGACCAGCGAACACCGTTGTTGGGACCATCTGCGGGAGTGGTCACAGCAGCTGAAGTCAGCGAGTAAATTTCTCCACGCTCAACAGTGGTCACGGATGCCCCATCCCTGTCGTAAGCCACAACATCCACAATGCTGGTTACGGGGGTTTCAATCGAAATGATTTCATCCCCGGCCTTGGTGGTGAACAGAATGGCCGGAACAAACGTGGAAACGCTGTATACGCCATGGTGGTGCAGGTAGTAGTTATGCGAAAGACCCACAGCATTCGGCTGGGAGGTGGTCTGCCACAGGGTGTCACCCACCATGAAGAAATCCTTGGTGGTAAGAACAGCCTGTGCACCGTCAATGCCCAAGTGTTCCTGGGTGATGGTGATGATGCGCGTGTTGACTTCGGCGCGGTCAAGATTGAACGCACCGGCCAGTGCGTCAACATCCATGGCGGCTTTGAATTCCGGTGTGCAGAACAGCACCAGGTCTTCGGGCTTCGCGAATGTTGGCATTGCTGCGGGGTTGTACCGGCGCGAACGGAACTTGAGGGTTTCCACAAATGCGCGAACGATCTTGAGCACCGTGCGTGCTTCGGCTTCGGTGCTGGTCGTGGTGGTGAGCTCCGGCACCTTGACCTTGAAGAATCCGCCGTTGCGCTCATATTCCTTGAACAGGTTCACCATGATCAGGAACTCGTCCCATTCATCCGATTCCATCGGCGCATTCATGATCTGTCCAGCAAGACCGCCAAGACCGTCACCACCGCCAAGCATGGCACGCTTCAAGGCGAATTCCTTGATCGTGACAGGGTAGTAGTCTTCACGGTTGATGCGGTGGAAGTTGGTCTTTACACGCGGGACGTGTTGCCCGAAAAGATCCTTTTCCATGTAATCGCGGTCATGGTTGTAGGAATGCGCCTCAACCAGGTCCACCATGTATTCCTCGATGGTGTCACCATGTGTGAGCAATCCCTTTTTGAATTCCTTGAAGGGATTCTGCCAGGAAATGTTCTGCGCAATGATGAGACCAATCTGGTTTACGAAAGCGTCAATAAACTGGTTCATCTGCGGACGGTAACGTTCCAGGGCGGAAAGAGTGTCCTGGATGTTGGACTTTGAAGCTTCGGGGATTCGAGCCTGATACTCTGCTGTGCCCTCATTGCGAATGGCATTCACAATGTCATGGTTGGGAAC